TATTTCATCATTAAGTCCGGAGATATTTGCTTCTCTTGCTATTTTTTCTGTCGCTGCTAATTTATCAGCAGCTATGGTAGTAAATCCTAAAGCATCAGTTATTCCCTCAAACATTCCTTTGAAAACACCCATCTTCTTTAATGCCTCAAACAATACCCCTGCAGCAACAATTGGCATCATCGAACCGGCAGCACTGAAAGCCGTACCCATTCCACGAAGCGAACCCGTTGCCGTTAATGCCCCTGCGTGCATATCATGGAAAAAATCTCTTATATCAGATTGTTGTGATGCCTGTACTTTTATTTCCTGAGCAGCAAGTTTCGTCTCTTTGAGTTTTAAATTAACCTCATCCAAAGCTTTTTTCAGATCCGCTGCATCCCCTGTAAATTTTACTGATGTTGGCATTATTTTTTCATTTTAGATTCTGCCTTAACCAAGAAGTCATTTAATGCAGTTGATATGTCCTCATTTATAGTATCATACATCTGCCATTGTCCCCAATCCCATGCACCACTAAACCAGTGTCTTGCAGAAATACCCCGATTAGTTCCTTTTTCTGTCAATAGACCATACCATACTGTTGATAATCTACCTTTTTTGGTTATATAAGGAGTTTTTAATATTGACCCAATCCAAAGCGATGCTTCTCCTGGTACGGCTTTTGTTCCAATACTCCTGAAAAGATTACCCCTATCAGTTGCATCAGCCAATACATTAGCTTTTATCATGTCAACTACCGGGATAGCAGCTTTTTCAAATGCTTTTATAAATATACCACGTTCATCCTTAGCTGATAAACATGCATCAGACATACGCTTAAATGTGTCCTCGATGATCATCAGATTAGTAGTATCAACATTTACTGTAAGTCCTTCAGCCATTTCTCAGCGTTTCTTAATTTATCCCGGTGTTGTTCTGGAGTCATTTTTATCTTCGGCATTTCCTTTTTTATACCAAACTTTACATTTAATAACTCATTCATTTCATCAAGTGACATCTGATCAAGGAAATATTCAGGAGATATACCCATCCCGACAATAAGCCCATAGAGTTCTCCTAAGTCTATTGGGCTTCCGCTTTTTTTTCTTCCTGTTCCAATATTGTACCTGAAAATACTTTCAATATCTCAGGTTGATCATCTATCAGATTCAGAAACTCATCATAGGATAATTCCGCACCTCCAGCTCTTATTGCACAAAAGAAAATATAAATCATCTCCTGTACTGACTCTTTAAACTCAGAGATAGGATGTCCGGCCAATACCTCAAACTGAAGCATAGCCCTGAGGGATAGTTTAAGTGTGTATTCCTGATCGCCTATCTTGATAATCTTAGTTTGTAATAATTTCATACTACGATGTTATGAGTTTATTCATCTGGAAACCTGAACAATGTTCAAAAGAAACGGTATAAGTTGAATTAGCAGCATCCGGGAAAGTAGGACTAATATCTGTAATCCAAAATTTGCCACTGGCATAAAAATGTGTTGCACCGGAAGTAGTTGTATCAGGTACGGCTGCTGCCGGTATAGTAGAAGTATTCTTCGCAAAAATCATCAATACAGGCACCCTTGTAGTTATGATTGTATAAAAATCCTCAAGATTATATTTATCTGAATCAATATACATACCTTGCATTGATCCTGTCACGTCTACTCTTCCCTTATCCCTTGTTACAAATACCCCGGAATATTTATTTGAAGTATCACGGGTTGCCATCTTTATACTCAAGGAATGACTTGTCGCATGAGAAGCAGCCGTCCAAGTAGTTGTGCCTGAGGAAGGACTTATAAAAACCAGAACATCAGTTCCATTAATTACATCTGTTAATGCCATTTCAATATTTATTAATTGTTGTTTTAAATGTTAATTTATTCCCAAAAATATCCGAACCACTACTTAATATATGATCCTCTTCAAAAGAAACAAGATAAATATATCCTATCTCCTGAGTATCATAACCTGTTCGTTTCAATTCAAACGCCGTACGAATTGCCTTGACAATATCCTGAAGATTTGAGTAATCATTTGAATAACTCTGGATTGAAAACTCCACTTCATCTTTTGCCCATCCGCCTTTGTCATAAATCGGAGTCATCGAGTTGATACGGTAAATAATAGCAGGAAGTGTTGTATTCTCATTAGCTGCATAAGGATAAATTTTTGTTGCAGCAACAAGTGTAGTTAAAGCAATATTGCCTGTTAAAATGCTATTGATTGTTTTCCCTATCATTCGTTTATCTTTTCAAGATTTATTGATAATCCGACTTTACGACCCACCTCATCAATCATCGTTATGCGAAAGATATTATTCGGATAATTAGAAAGTTTTACACGCATTGTCTCAACTATATCACTCCGGTACCTGGTTGTAATCGTCACGGGCGAAGTATAAAATTTCTCCTCATTCGACATCACGAGATTACCCCCTACCGGCTTAACTTGCGCCCATGTCTCCAAAGTAACCAAAGGCCATGAATCAACAGAAGCATTATAAGCATCCCGAGTTGATACTTTAGCATAAAATGAAGCTCTCCGATCCATTACTCCTGCTCTCATCCTGCCGTCCATGTCTTATAAGGTGCAAGAAGATATTCTAAGGTGAAAGGACACTTAACGACACTAACGCCCACCATTACCGGCTCACGAGTGGCATATAAGTGTCCAATCATCAATAGAATACTTTGATACAAAGCTTTTGGTAATACACCACCCACTTCATTAGACACAAGTGTTGACCCTATCTCATTAGCAACCGAACATTCGGCTGCATCTATAAGATCAGTGATATAAATATCATCATCGTCAAAGTCTACTCTGAGATGATCTTTTGCCTGTTCAAGGGTGATGTATGCCATGATTATGCCATGTGTTTTGGTGCGAATGAAGTACCAACTGCACGTGCTACCTGAGCATCAAAATAGCAGTTTACAACTATCCTCACATTGGCATAGACAGCCTGTGAATAAGGATCAATTGTAAGATCATAACCACCCCACTGTCCAAGAAGGAGATCCTGCCAGTTACCGAAGATAAAACCATAACCAGTAGTTGTCGAGAAGTCAGTTGCATAAGCACATCCGTTAGTTACATAAACAGGATAGCCGTTGATAGTTCCATCAGGAGCCATAATCATTTTATCGCCATAAGTTGTATTGATAGCAGTTGTTTTTGCACCAGAGCGACCTTTAGCCGATGTGATATATCCTAAGTTACCAATAAGTGCGTTAGCCGTGTCAACTGTCCCCTCAAGAGCAACAATAGCAGCCCAGGTTAAACTTGTTGCGGCTGCCGTATATGCAGTCCAGAACAATCCCGCAGGAGTACTTACAGAACTTCCTTCACCTGTTCCAAGAACAGTACTTTCAAGTTTAGCAGCTATTGCTTTTGCTATGTTCTCAAAAAGCATTGCTTCTGCACCTACGGTATCCTGTGCCAGGAAAGACTTAGATACATCAATATAAGCAGTCAATCTCTTAGGAGTCAGATCGACCTTACCCCATGTCCCTGCTCCATCGGCAGCAGATACAGTTTCTTCTTTCCATGCAACAGTTGTGCCGGAATATGTCGGAACTGAAACTGTTCCTGTTAGACCTGTCATATAGGTTGCACCGGCTTTTGTCAGTACAAGATAGTTAGTCAGAGGAGGAATAACGGGTTTCTTCTCGGTTGCCACAATATAACCGCCAGTGGTTGTTCCACCGGAGACAATTGCAGTACGTGTTATGATCTTCGATTCTGTCGGAAGTACGATCTGTCCGCTTGTTGAAAGTTCTGATTTTCTGAACTCAGTTTTTCCTTCTTCTATTAAGGCACGGGTAGGAGCATCGGCAGGTTTGTGATCTATCTCATTGTTGATAGCTTCAAATATACTGAACGGCTTCCCTTCTTCAAGGTTCTTTCCTACAATATTTTTCCCGGCAGGAATTTTACGGAGTTCTTCCTCAACAAGAATTTCTTTCTCAAGTTGAGTAATCGATTCAAGATTCTTATCGAAAAGTGTCTGTTCATCTTCATTGAATCTACGTTTTTCCTTTTCGATTTTAACAGTCATTTCAGCATTGTCAGAGATAAGCAGACCACGCTTATCACGCATTTCAAGTAATGTCATTATTTTTTAGGTATTAAATTTCTTAATTTGTTATAATAATCTGTCAAATCTTCCGGTTTGAC